GATTTATTTATCAAAGATCTAGCCTCCTTTGGTAGTAGTAACAGCCACACTAGCGTACCAATAAAGAAACTATCATGTACACCAATTGCAACTAATTGTTCGAGTAGAGCCATACCAGGGCCAATGATCGCAGCAATTGTGTCATAATTCAAGTTGGATAACTCCTTAATCGTAATATGCCTTAAATGTTTCGCAGAAACCTTAGTCTTGATTAATTCCAACTTACCCATAAGGACTGATCTTACCCCTTTATAGTTAGGCCTTACTTTATAATTAATAGAGCGCTTTGACATATAAAAACAATATTCCAAAATATTGTTGGTATGTATAGTGCCGAATGGAAACATATCTGGCCCGTACTGTATTCTAGAGATACGTAGTAAATGAGGAGAAGTTAAACCCAGAATACTCGTAGTATTAGAAAGATATAAAGCAGAAACGTTTAAATAAGGAAAGTAAACACATTGAACAGGTACAGCACAGCTGCCTAGATTATAGTTTACAACACCATGTAACCTAATGTTTGGTATTATGTCATATAGAACGTGTGTTGAAGACAAGAAAGGTACTACCTGAATAATGTTGTTAGATGTATTTATATACAAAGGTATATAAGATACATCCTTCAATGGTCTGTTTCGTCTGGTGGTATATCTTCTGGTCTCGGTCCAGTGTCTGTCTCCGGCAACTGTAATTGCCCTACATTTACTTCCAACGGTATGGCAATTTCTGGATAGGCCACTTGAAAATCCGAATCATCCGCATTATAAGTGGAGTACAATAAACAGTTATATGCTTTGGGCATCTTAGTAGTCATTAAAATCCTATCCGCACTTAGATAAGATGTTGGGTTAGACGAAGCAGGTAAGGCGTTATAATCTGGCTCACGTAGGGGGGAAACTTGTGTACGACGCCATGAAAAGAAAGTTTCAAAATTGCGCAGCCATTCTATTGATGACCCGAAACAATGAGACCTTTCGGTATCTTGTAATACGATGTAAGGCAATACTTCCTGTAGTGTGACAGGTGTCACAGGCGGCATAGCGATTGATACATCATTCGGAGCATACATACGATGTTTGCCACCTTGCAGAGGATGCTTGTAATGTACATCATA